GCGCCCGGCGCCGCCGAGCTCGGGACCGCCGCGGTCACCGCGGTGTCGCTCCAGTGGAGGATCGACGCCATCGTCGAGCCGAAGCGGACGGTGGATGCGCCCTGCACGGCGCCGAAGCCGGAGCCGTTGAGGACGATCGCCTCACCCGCCTTCATGGTGAACTTGTTATCGGTGCCATTGACGTTCTGCAGCACCTGGAGCTGCTGATCCTGCATCGACCAGTTGAAGTCGTGCGTCCGGGCCAGTTGCCGCAACGCATCGCGCAGCATACCGAACATCACCTTGCCACGGGGCGCACGCTGCTCCGTGCTCATCCACTCCGGCGGTTTCGTCGTCTCGATCCCCCAGGGGTTGGCCGCTGTGCACACCGCCTTGTACTCGTCATGCAGGCTGTAGCCAGCCGCGAAGGTCGTGTTGATCGGCGCGTAGGTGTTGGCGAAATCCCCACAGGCCGCGAAGATATCGAGGTAGCTGTCGACGTTGCTCTCCCGGCCGCGGCGCATCTGGTAAATCTGGCCAGTGAATAGCGTGTTCAGATCCGTGCCGTAGCCAACCTTCACAGTGATCTTGGCGCTGGTCGGGAAGGCGATGCCGGTGTTCTTCGGCCGATCCTTCGAAGCCAGATCAATGATCCGCTGCACCGTCTGGGCCGAGAGGTTAAAGATCTTGCAGAAGAACTTCGCCGGGCTCTCTGCCTGATAGCCACAGGTGAAGCGAATGCGCAACACAGGACCGCCCTGCGGCGTCAGCTCGATGCCGTTGCCATCCATGTCGGCGACGACAAAGGAGCAGTTGCGCAGCCACTGTTCCACGAGAAACTCCTAGACGAGAGCGGTGTTCAGATGGCGAATGGTGTCCTGGTGCTGATGGTCCATAGCGATCTTCAGCTCGCGCGCCGTGCTGTAGGGATCCGACTGGCCGGTGATATGGTTGTTGATGGCGACGTCCATCTTCACCTGGCGGTTGTCGTTGGTCGCGGACTGGGTGTTGGTGTAGTTCGAGAGCCGCGGATCGTGCAGCAGCCGGTTCTGCAGCTCGAGGCGCAGCGGCTCGGTCCGATCCGTGTCACCAGGGGCCTCGCCGTACTTGTAGTAAGCATGCTCAGCTTCGTAGGCTGAGGTGGCCTTCTTCAGCCGATCGCCGACCGCCTTGTGGGTGTTCTCCAGTTCCCAAGCAGCGAAGTGCGCCTGCTGTGCCAGAGTTGACTGGGCGATGTCGACGCCTTCGATCTGGCGGAACTGCGCCCGTCGTTGGGCATCCCATTGTGCCGCACCCTCGTGTCCCGAAGCATTCCTCGCCCGCGGGTTCAGTCGCGACTCGGCCAGGAAGTTGGCGACGATCCCGGTGGCGGCGTAGGCACTGTAGCCCTTCGACATGAAATACTTGACCATGGCGATCGACCGCTGGTCATTCACCGTCGCGTCGCCCCCCGCGTTCTTCAGCAGCTCGTCGTCCGGCACGTTGCCGACGTCAGTGCCCGGTCCGAAGAGACCACCACCTCCGCCACCGCCTCCAGGACCTCCGCCGCCACCGCCGAAGGACATCGACGCCTTCATGGCCAAATCCGTGCCGGCGTCTTGCAACGCGAGGGCGTGATCGAGCATCGTGTCATTGAGTCTCCCGACGTTGTCAGCCAGGCGTTCGATGTTGCGGGGCATCTCCTCCGCTGCGGCCGATGGGATCAGCCAGCTGAACCAGCTGCTACCCGACGACGATTCTTTCTTATTTTTCTCGTCTGGCTTCGGCTCGTCCTTCTTCGGCTCCGGTGTCAGGTAGGGAAATCCCGGATGTCGCGTCGGATGCTCCGTGCCCGGGATCGGCTGACCTGTCTTGTCATACAGCGGCACGGTCGCGGGGTGCTCGATGTTGGCCCCCGTCATCCAGTATGGCAGGACCCTACGAAACCAGTCGGCTACGGGGTCCTCGCTGGCGTCTTTCCCGTGCTTCTTGTCGTACTGCTGCTGGATCTCTTGGCGTTCTTCGGGGGTGAACTCTACCCCCGCAGGGCCGGCAAACCCTAACAACGCCGTAAACCAGAACCGTCTAATCAACCACTTGGCGGCAGCTTCGAAGGCCGGCCACAGCAACTTCCCTAGAATGGCGCCGAGCAGCACATTGGTCGTGTTCCACTCGATCGAATCCGTCAGTAACGACGTGAGCGCCGTGGTCAAGTCAAAGGTCTTGGGGGCTACGCTCCTGACGCTCTCAATGATTTCGTGAATCTTCTTCCGGACTGCCGGCGCGTTATCGTCTAACCATTTATTTAATTCTTTGAACCCGTCCGTCATGTGCGGTACGAGGTCTTGCGCCATACCCTTGAAGACCGTGTCGATCTTCATCCGCGTTTCGCGGGCGATCTGCTCGAGCTTCTTCGAGTCCTCGGCGAGCTTGTCTGGATCGACCCCAATCTTCTGCTGGGTCTCCAGGTACTTCTTCATGCCCTCGGCAACGCCGGGGCGCTGGAGGGTCAGTGACAGCTCGGGTGAGATGATCGGCGCGAAGTGCGCGACCTGCGACTTGCGCGTCATCTCGTCGAGGCCGGCTAGGTACTGGCCATACTGGGCCAGTTTCTCGGTAAGTGTCCCTTTCCACCGCTGGTTAAATTCAGTCGTTATGCCAATGTTGTTGACGTCGCGCATCGCGTCGCCGATCGACGCTAGCGCGGACAGAACCTGCTCCGGCTTCATGCCGAGCTGGGACAGGCTGTAGGTGAACGCCTCGAGGTTCTTGACCGTTTCCCCAGTGCGCGCACTGAGGTAGGACATCCCCTCGGCTTGGGCCGCGTAGTTGTTGACGGCTTTGATAACGGCGGCGCCAGCACCAGCCAGGGCTGAACCCAGCTTCATGACCAGGCCGGTCATGTTGCCCAGTGAGTCGGTGAACCTACGCTGCGCGCTCTCGTCAACTCGGAACCCGAGTTGCACCATGTATTCTTGCAGAACGGCGGCTTCGGCCATGGCGGCTACCTGTCTGGGCGGTTGGCTTGCTGCATACGCCGTTCGTTCTCGTCGACGACCGTCAGCGCGTCATTCATTAACGCCAGATCCTCCAACCCCAGCGTTCCATCTAATAAGCTCTCGTAGCGGCACAGCCCCCGCAGCACCGGCCGCATTAACCAGTCTTCGCCGTCGGGAAGGCCGACGAATTCACTGGGGTATTTGACACCGTCGACGTCGACGGGGTCGAATTTGATTGCGGGGCGTTGAAAAAACCGGAGAGGTTATCCCCGAGCACGTTGATCGTAATCTGAATCATCGCGGCCAGATCAATATCCTCAAACATCAGCCGCTTCGCCTGCTCGCTCCACACAGGCGACCACAGTTCCGGCCCCTGTTGTCGTGCCACGACGGCCAGACAGCGATAGAGCACGTAGTTGCAGTCCTCCTCCGGCATCTGCGCAATCGCCTCGATCAGCGGTTCGAGGTGGTTAAGCCATTCCTGCCCCATGTCGGTGGTCGACAGGACTGTGCCCATCCGCGCCAGAATGGGTCCGAGTTTCCTCGCGACGTGGAACTGCTGAAATGCGTTCATCTTGCCAGAACGATAATGAACACCATTAATCTCAAACTCAGCCATACAAAGGCTCCATCAATTACAATCCCAACGTGGCCCCACCGCCGAGCAGCCCGTACACGTGACCCACGTTGAACGCCCATTCGAGGATGTTGCCATCTTTGGCGTAGAGGTTGGCCGGCTGTCGGCGGAACGCACACTGCAAGCAGGTGATGACGTCCCCACGGGAGGTGTCCGCAACGGTGATCACGTTCTGGCCCCAGAGCGCTGACGACGCGGTCTGCAGGTCATAGAGCATACTCAGCTGGAAGTTCACAGTGGAGACCTTCAGCAGTCGGATCGTCGCCGTGCCGCCTTGCCCTGCAGCGAGCGAATGCATGACTGAGCCATCCGCACCGATCAGCATTGTATCTTTATCAGCGATCATCTCGATCGAGATGCCGCCTTCGGCGACGCCCGCGTCGGCCCCCATCGAGAACGCGCCGCCCGGTCCGACAATCGCGCACCGGACGTCCTTGAACGAATAGGCAGAGAATGTCTGTGGCATCTAACTTACTCCTTTCCCACCAACTAACGATTCACTGAAACGATACAATTGGCAAAGTGGACCGCCCCTGCGAATTTTACGGCTGCTTGGATGGTGGGAGCAATACGCTGAGCCCGTATTGCTTCAGGCTGAACATTTACTGAAGGAACGTATGTATAGAAGCCCTTCGACAGATAGGCCCCCTGCTGCAGCTGACCGAACCCCGGGGCTTGCCAGACACCCGGAGCGACGAGGCCGTTGTTCACGCCATCAGCGATCGCCGACTCCACCCCGGTCCGCAACACGTGAACCCCATCATCGGTTTGGGGGATCTTGGTCGGCGCAAGGTAGAGGATGTTCCACAGCGAGTTCGATATGTTCGACTGGAGCCAGTCAACGCCGTGGCGTTCATCAATGAAGTAGCCACCGCACATCACCCCCTCTTGCACGATCGCAATGGAATTGTTGTACCAGACAAAGGAATTGCAGTTCTTGCTGCGTAATGCCCGGGCCTGGTTCTCATTGAGGTACTCCGCCGTGATGCCGGGTTCCGTTTTGAACTTCAAGGTCAGCGTTGAATTGTTGGCGGTGAAGTCGACCGTGAAGGCGCGGCCGAACAAGCTAGCAATGGCGTAGGGTGAGCTGGTGGAATACTGGATCGCCGTGTGCTGGAACTGCAGCCCCTGGAGCACGCTGGCGAGGTCGCCGCTCTGGGTTGCGTCCACCACCGCGGGCGACTGCGTCGTGATGCCGAAGAACCTACTCGGGTTGCAGGCTTCAATGAAATTGGCAACGTCCTGGTAGTTCGAATCACTGATATCCGTCGTGTTCGCTGGCGCGAACATGATGCCATACCAGTCGTTGCTCATTGATGTCAGCGTCTGCACACAGGCCAGCGGCGTCTCCGTGGGGATGCCGTTGACCGGCACAGAGGCCTGCGCCGCCTGAGACAGGCCGGTGCGGGTCGAGATGTCGGTGCCGGATCCTGTCGCTGACGCATAGGAGATCGTCGCCGCCGTACCAGTGGCCGACCCGCGGACGTCGAACCGCTGGTAGGACTGGCTCCAGGTGCACGTGCAGCCGACTGGCAGCGCGGCCTGGATGATCGAGGCGACGCCGTTCATGTTGACCGCAGAGGCGAAGTTCAGCCCCGACAAGTTGCGGATGACGCCATCGATGGTGATGGCCATGCTTCCGGTGGTAACCGGATTCCAAAAGGACATGACCTGCGACGACGGCGGCAGCACCGCCCCATGCAGCCAGGCATGGGTCGCGCTCTGCGCCCACCGGCCGATGTAGCAGAACGCCGGCTGCGGGGACTGTTCGAAAAACAAGTTCGCCGCGAGGTACTCCGGCGCCGTGGTGCCGAAGTCCGCTGCCACATCATTGATAGTGGCATATGGCCGCAGGCGCTGCGTCACGTCGATCACGCCTTCGGTCGAACCAACGATGACCAGCGCGCCGAAGTTGCGAAGCGGGATAGCGATGGGAGTGAGCGTCACTGTCACATTGACAACGTCGCTCGCGGACAAGCCGGGCATTGTATTTATCTCCTATTCACACAGAGCGATCGCCAACGTGGCGTTTCATGGCGGCGGGGTTTCCGCCGGTTTGGCCTTGGCCTCATCGAGTTTCTTCTGCAGCTCCTCGACCTTCTGCTGGAGGGCCGCGCGCTGATCGACTGCTTCGGAGAGCATCGTTGCGAGTTGTCCGGCGAAGGCTGCTGATGGTGGGGTCTGTGACTGCTGCGCCAGGGCAGCGGTAGGTAGTAGGAACGCGAAAATAACTGATCGCTTCATCAATGGGCTTTCCAGGTTGCCCCGTCACAGACGACGGGAGTAACGACAGCGCCGCCACCAGCCACGGTCGCGCCGTAGGCTGGAGAGGTGCCATCTGAAACGATGTATTCCTGGAACTTCGCTCCGGCGTTGCAGGTCGGCAGCGAGGCGACCACGCTGCTCTTCTTCGCCATGGCAGATCCCATCTGCACAAGCGCCGCGGTGCCGCCTAGCGCGATCGTTTGTGAGGCCGGCGCCGTCCACGTAACATTGAGAACAACCGAAGCGCCCGAATCGCTCTTAAAGGTGAGAGTGCCGGGGTTCGTCGCGCAGCCTGACGGAGTGCCGCTGGGTAAATCGACCGCCGTGACGTTGTTACTGCCGTCAACCGCGGTGACTTGCACGAAGCCGCGAACCTTACAAGTCTCTTCCCAGATGAAGTCGCCCACGAACATCCTGTTGGTCGTGGCGCCCACGCTGGAGATCGTGGCGAGCCGGTAGAGCGGGGTATCAAGTGCCAGCCCCGCTGCGACACCGGCCACCGTGCCGCTGACATACGAGGCGACGCCCTGGTCATCGACCAGGAACGCCGGGACCGCCAGTGCGCGCCCAGTGCCGTTGCCCGAGCCGTTGAACAAGACGCGGGACAGTTCGATGCCGTTGGTGACCCGCGGAGAGTTCAGCTTAGTGGTCGAAGACGATGCGGAAGGGGTTAAGCCATCCTGCCCGCCATAGGGCGCGAGGCCGAAGATCGTCGTTGCTGCGTAGCCCGGGAATGGCGTGAGTCGCTTGCCGATGCAGAACAGACAGCGCCACCCTATGGCATTCCCCGCGCCGCCAACCGCCGACGCCACCATGTAGGCCGCCTCACCCAGAGAGGCTGCGGTGATATCGCCAGCTCCGGAGTGCGACATGAAGCCATACTTGAACAGCGGCACGATGGTGCTCTGGTTCTGAATGTCCACTTCGACACCGGCCAGCGAGGTGATTTCCCCTGCAGTGACGGCGGGAGACGCCAACGCGACGATGTCGATGCCTTCGATGTTCGTTCCATGGCCTGGAGCGGCGCCCGCGGTGGTGGCCGTGACTTCGGTCGTCAGCCGCATCCCTTGGATATTTGGGCCAACCGTTGAACCACTGCTGAACGGTAGATTTTGGTTCAGCAGCATGTCGATGCCGAACCGCTGGCCTTGGGTGGTGGCTGCGGCAGGATCGGTGCCCGGCCCGCCGAAGTTCCAGCCTGACCACAGGATCGCCAGATTGTTCTGGCCTGCGCTATCGTTCATCTGCACCGAATCGGTCGGGACGCTGACGCACAGGAAGCACATCTCAGTGGAGGGCGTGACGATGCCACTCGATGCAACGTTCGTGTTCCACACGAACGGCATTTCACTGAGTGTGGTGAGCGCGCCGGCAGGCACCGTCCAGGTGCCGCCGCTCATCAGGTTGAACTGATTGCCGAACCGGGTTGTGAGCTGCATCGATCCGTTGAAGGTGTAGACCGGCGAGGTAAAATTGCCTGCGTTGTTCCAGAACCAGTTGCCGTTGCTACGCGTGATCAGAAGCTGCGATCCAATCGACACGCCCGTATCGGAATACGAGAACAACTGCGCATCCGAGCCGGTGTTCACCGGGCTTCCACTCTCGAGCGTGGAGTTCGTCATCAACCGCCACCGCGGGCTCCCGGCCGTGTTCCACTGGAGGATCCGTTGTGTCCCGGCCGGGCCGTTCAGCACCGTCGAAGCCGACGCGGTGTTCGAGCCCATCGTCGTGGTGCCGTTGAGCTGCGACGTTCCCGACACTGTCAAATTCGTAAAATTTATATTGGCGACTGTTGGTGTGCCGGTGAATGTCGGATTGCCGCCGATGGTGGTCAGCGTGGTGGTGCCGCTGAAGGTCGGATTGCCCGAATAGGTCCCATTGAGCGCCGCGCCGTTGAACGTCGGTACGCCAGTGAAGGTCGGAGCGCCGGAGAACGAACCGGAGAAGGCACCGCCGCTATGCGTGCCGTTGGTCATCGTGCCGTTAACGGTATCGACCTTGGCCGT